ATGGCAGAGGGAGAGATAAACGATATAGAGGAAATATTAGTAGATGATAAAGTGGTTACATTTGCATCTAGTTTTTCAGATAATACAGCAGTTGAAGTAGGTAGTGGAGATAGTAATTTTTATAAAGCTAACGCAACTGTTGAGGGTTCAAGTGCAGAAAGTTTGATAAGAGTAGAGCCACATTATGGAACAGATGGTCAATCAACATCAACATTATTATCAACATTAGATAATTGGGGAAGTAATCATAAACTATCTGGTCTTTGTTATTTAGCTATAAGGTTTAAATGGAATCAAGACGCATTTACAGGAATCCCAAAAGTACAAGCTAAAATTCAAGGTAAGAAAGTTAAAACTTATAATGCAAGTTTAGTTGAACAGACAGCAACTTATGAAACTAATCCAGCATGGTGTTTATTAGATTATTTAACTAATGATAGATATGGAAAAGGATTAGCAGTAACTGAAATAGACTTACAAAGTTTTTATGATGCTTCAGTAATTTGTGAAACACAAGTAACACCTTATTCAGGTGGTAGTGATATAAATATTTTTGATATTAATACTGCAATAGATACATCAAGAAGTATTTTAGATAATGTTAGAGAATTTTTAAAAGGCTGTAGAGGTTATCTTCCATATAATGCTGGTAAGTATAATTTAATTATAGAAACAACAGGAACAGCATCTATTACTTTAACAGAAGATAATATTATAGGTGGTTATTCATTATCTACTCCAACAAAGAATGACAGATATAATAGAGTTATTGTAGGCTTTGTTAATCCAGAACGTAACTATCAAGTTGATGAAGTACAGTTTCCACCAATAGATGATTCAGGATTACCAAGTGCAGATCAACACGCAACAATGAAAGTTGATGATGCTGGTTTTCTTTTAGAGGGTAGATTTTCATTTAGTACATTGACTAGCCAATACCAAGCTGAAGAAATGGCAGAGGTTATACTTAGAAGAAGTAGAGAAGCATTATCTTTAGGTATTAATGTTGATTTTAATGGTTATGATTTAGCCATAGGAGATATTGTAAATATCACTCATATTTCTATTGGATTTTCTGCTAAACCTTTTAGAGTTCTTGGAATTACTTTTAATCAAGATTTAACAGTAGGATTATCACTTGTTGAATATCAAGCATCACATTACACATGGGCGACTAAAACTCAAGCGACAGCAATACCTACAACTAATTTACCTAATCCCTTTAATGTTCAGCCACCAGCAATATCATCAGTAACAGATGAAGTGATAGAGTTATTTGATGGTTCAGTAGTTTCTAAATTAATAGTTAATTTATCAAACACAGATTCATTCGCAGATGAATTTGAAGTACAATACAAAGAATCTACTGCAACGGATTATAGATTAATGCGTAGAGGGTCTAATCAAATTATAGAAAAATATCCTGTTAAAGAAGGTCTTATCTATGATATTAGATGTAGATCAATAAATTCTTTAGGTGTAAAATCTGTATTTACTACAACTCAACATGAAGTAGTAACTGCCTTTGACCCACCTAATGATGTAACTAATTATTCAATAGATGTAGTAGGAGATAAACTTAATCATACATTTGATGCAGTATCAAACTTAGATTTAGATTATTATGAAATAAGGTTCACATCAGATACTACAGAAACAATTTATTCCAACACAACAGTTCTGGTTCCAAGAATTGCAAGACCAGCAACTTCAGTTGTTACACCATTTGTAGGAAGTGGAAAATTCTTTATTAAAGCTGTAGATAAATTTAACATTAGATCAGCTAATTCTGATTCAGTTGTTATTTCAGATCAAGTATTTGAAGGTTTTAAAGCTGTTCAAACAATTACAGAAGAAACAGCATTTGATGGAATTAAAACAGATTGTTTAGTTGTAGATAACGCATTAATATTAAATACATCAGATAACTTTGATGATGCTATAGGAAATGTAGATGATGCTACAGGATTATTTGATGGTGGGTTTGGAAGTGTAAAATCTTCAGGTAGTTATGTTTTTAATACAGGGTTTGATTTTAGTAATAAGTTTAAATTTAAAGTATTATTAAATCAATTAAATGTAGATCACTTAGATTATATAGATAACTTTGATTCTCAATCTGGATTTTTTGATTCTAAACAAGGTGTATTTGATGGTGGAACAAGTGAAGCAATTTCAACTAATGTTCAATTACAAATATCTTTATCAGATGACAATGTAACTTTTGGTAGTTTCCAAAACTTTAAATCTGGGGACTATGTTACAAGAGCAGTTAAATTTAAAGCACTATTGACTTCAAGTGATACAAGTGCAACTCCTAAAATAAACAATTTATCTCTAAAATTTGTTTTACCAACAGTTCTTCAAGATGGTTCTAATGTTGCATCAGGAACTAATACTGCTGGAAAATCAGTTACATTTGACAATGCTTTTTATCAAGTTCCAACAATTACAATAATTGGGCAAGATTTAAATACAGGAGATTTCTTTCAATTAAACTCAAAAGATAGATCATCTTTTAATGTTGAATTTTTTGATAGTGGTGGTAATACTGTTGATAGACAATTTGATTTCCAAGCTGTTGGCATAGGAAGTCAGCAACCATAAAAAATGATTGAATTAATTAATAAATAGGATAAAAACAGATCATGGCACAGCACGATTATTCGATAGCAAATCAGGGATTTCCAGCAACAAGAGCAGATATTAATAATGTTCTTTCAGCTATCTCTACAAACAATTCAGGAACATCAGCACCAAGTTCACAATTTGCTGGACAATTTTGGATAGACACAACTTCATCAACTTGGACTTTATACATACATGATGGTGCAGACGATATTCAATTTGCAACAATAGATACTTCTGCAAATACAGTTAATTTTATAGATTCAGCTTTAGATGTTGTAACAGATACAACTCCTCAACTTGGTGGAGATTTAGATTTAAACTCAAACGATATTACAGGTACAGGAAATATTAATGTTACAGGAACTATTCAATCATCTGGTAATATTACAGGAACACTAGCAACTGCTTCTCAACCTAATATTACATCAACTGGAACTCTAACAACATTTAGTTCTACAGGTATAGATGACAATGCTACAAGTACAGCTATTACTATTAATTCATCAGAACAAGTAGAATTTACAGATGGAACAGCAAGTGTACCTTCAATAACAAATTCTGGAGATACTAACACAGGTATGTGGTTTCCTGCAGCTGACACTATTGCATTTTCTGAAGGTGGTTCAGAACGTATGCGTATCAACAGTTCTGGTTATTTAATAATAGGTGCAACTTCATTACCAACTTCTGGTTCAACAGTAAATGGCGTACAATTAAAAGGTGGTAGTGACACAAACTTTTTTTCTGTAGATACAACTGGTGGTCAAGAACAACTGCGTTTTATTAATCCTAATGGTAGAGTAGGTTCAATTAGAACAAGTGGTTCTAATACTTCATTTGAAACTTCATCAGATTATAGACTTAAAGAAAATGTATCCTATGACTTTGATGCAACAACAAGACTTAAACAATTAAAACCTGCAAGATTTAATTTTATTGCAGATGCAGATACAACAGTTGATGGTTTTATTGCACATGAAGTTCAATCAATAATACCAGAAGCAATTAGTGGAACTAAAGATGCAGTAGATAAAGATGGTAATCCAGATTATCAAGGTATCGACCAATCTAAATTAGTACCTTTACTGGTTAAAACAATTCAAGAACTAGAAGCTAGAATTACAGCACTAGAAACAACAACACCATAATAGGAGATAAACTATGGCAACATACGAATGGAGTTTTCCAAATTTTGAAACAAACTCTGACAACGAAGTAAAAACTATTCATTGGAGATATACAGCAGTTGATGGAGAACATTCAGCATCTATGTATGGCTCTTGTGGTGGTTCAGATGGCATGGATTTTGATGCTATGACTAAAGATACTGCTATCGCTTGTGTGATTTCAATGTCTGATACTACAGTAGAAGATATGCAATCAAACTTATCTGCTCAAATTGCTAGTCAAGTTACACCAGAACTAACATCACAAACTAAGGAGTGGTAATGTCAGATATAACTATTGACGGTAAAGAATATAAAAAAGAACAAATGTCAGATCAGCAAGTACAAATTGTAAATAAACTTGCACAAATTCAACAATCAAAAAATAATCTTTTATCACAAATACAAGATTTAGAAATTTTAGCAGATGTTTATGTAGGTAAATTTAAAGAAGCTAAAATTGAAGAAATCCAAAAAGAAGAAACTCAAACATAATTGTTGCCATGCAGCTTTCGAAAAATTTTCAGCTTCATGAGTTTGAAAAATCCTCTACTGCAATCAGGCTTGGTATAATTAACAAAGCTGGTGCTGGAGAAATTAAAAACCTTACTGATTTATGTTATGGAGTATTAGAGCCTGTAAGAGCAAAGTTTGAAAAACCAATTATAGTTACATCTGGCTATCGTAGTGAGGAATTATGTGTAGCAATTAATTCT